TGGTGGTTTTAACTAAGCAACACAAGATATGGAGGGCGAGCAAAAAACTAGGAATATTTTATTTTATAGCTCTTGTGGATAACTCTGTGAATAACTTGTGGATAACACTTGCATTCTGCAATCGAAAGTATTACAGTATTTCTATCTTGTTAAGACTTAGAACAAGATAACCTCCATGTCTAGTTAGTAGATGTTAAAAGGGGTGGGTTGTCCGAGAACTCATCCCTTTTTTTTATCCATTTTTTTATCGTATAAGATAGTCGTTTAAGATAGTCTATGTTTCACATGAAACGTAGAAGCAGTTTAGATGTCAAGTTTTATTTCCTCCTTAAAACTAGGCACAGTCTAGTTTTGTGAGTCAATCGTCATTAACTCATACGTTTCAACGTGCAATTAGAGTCTCCACTCCAAAATGTCAGGCATCTAAACTACCTTACCCTTTTTCATTTAAGAATTATTTTCTTAATTCTTTTTTCTAAAATCTCAATTTCTTTGAGTTCTCTTTTGTTAGGCTTCTTGACCTTTTGCAATCTATCTAATGCCCTAGTCCTTCTGCCTACAACTCCTCCTCTATGGCTAAATTTTTTCATGTACTACTCCAACATTTAAAAAACAAATTTTAAAATGTCCT